GCCCCCACCAAACTAGAATTAAATATAACTTATTCTAATAAAGTTAATAAAAATAGAATTAAAGGAGATAAACAATGTTTGAATGTCAAAATTGTAAAACAAAAGTTCCTGATACTGGGATGAAACTCTTTATAAAATATGATTTAATTACTATATTTGGTGATAAGAAAGATGGAGACAGAGTAACTGGTAGTGGTATAACTCGTCAGATACGACTTTGTGAGAAGTGTCGCAAACTTAATAATCTAAATCTAAACTTGGAAATTAAATAAGTATAAGATGAAAGCAATAAGTTTATTTGACGGAATCAGTTGTGCCAGAGTTGCTCTTGAAAGAGCTGGTTTTGAAATTGATAAATATTACTCTTCTGAAATAGACAGGTATGCGATTACGATAGCACAAAAGAACTATCCAGATACTATACAAATTGGAGATGTAACCAAAATCAATGGATGCGACTATAAGGATATAGACTTACTTATTGGTGGTTCGCCATGCCAAGATTTATCTATCGCCAAAAAAGGAAGAGAAGGACTTTCTGGTTCTCGGTCTGGTTTGTTTTGGGAATATGTAAGAATCTTGAAAGAAGTAAAACCTAAATATTTTATTCTAGAAAATGTAAATTCAATGCCAAAGGAAGCAAAAGAAGTTATTACCGAGACCCTAGGTGTTGAACCAATAATGATAAATGCGTCACTAGTTTCAGCTCAGAATAGAAAAAGGTTATTCTGGACAAATATACCAAATGTTTATTTGCCAGAAGATAGAGGAATATTGCTTAAAGACATCTTGGAAGATGGTGTTGTCGATAGGGATAAAAGATATGCTATAGATGCTTCATATTTTAAAGGTGCAAACTGGGAGCAATATAAGACAAAATGCAGACGACAATTGGTAACAACTGATAGAGTTGGTCTTTATTTGGTTAAAGCGGCGGCACAACGAGGAAGAAATATAGTTGATGGTAAACGAAAAGATATTTTAGGTGCTAAAACTGAACAACGTATTGAGATTGGTGGAGACAAAGCTAATACTATTACAAAAGTCCAGAAAGACTCAATGGTATTGGAAGACAGCATAGTTAGAAAACTTACTCCGATAGAGTGCGAAAGACTACAATCATTACCAGATAACTATACTGAGGGAATATCTAATACGCAAAGATATAGAGCACTCGGAAACGCATTTAACGTAGAGGTCGTAAAACATATTTTATTAACTATGAGGAGCGTATGACACACTTTTGCTTAAATAATTAAGAAAAGGTGGATTATAAAACAATTTATATTTCTCATCGCAACGATTTTAATCGTAACCTCACTCGGCAAATCTGAAGCGAAAGATGAGAACATGAATCAGAACTTTAAATCAAAACTAACATTGGATAGAAAAAATGGACTTATTATTCCTGATACTAAAATTAATGTTCGTCCTGGCCCTAGTCTTCTGGAGCTTGAGTTACTGCGAGAAACTGAGCGAAAAAATAGAGACTTACTGGAAAGAGAGAGAGAAAGAAATACCAGTGTACCAAATGGTGAAAGTTACACGGGGCAAGGGAAAGACATCGCGATTGTCGGTGAGTCGTACGAACAGTGTGTCATCTACTTCAAAAGAGTCAAAGGAATAACTACTAGCCTGGGATACGCTGGGAACATACAACCAAACAGCCAGACTCCAGAAGTAGGAGAGGGTGCTTTAGAAAAAGGACACATTTCCCTAGTAATAGCAGTTGGTGATGGATGGGTAAGAGTCAGGGAGAGTAATTATATCAGGGGGAAAGTTACTGAACGCACAATAGATACCAAATATATTAGAGGATACTTAAAAATATGAGAATTATATGCAACAAAAAAAAGATGATTTATACGATAGTAGATGATTGTATGTTTGATTTATTAAAAGATAAATCTATTTATATGTCTTTCCATAAAAAATACTACGCCGATGTTATGGTTGATGGTAAAAGAGTTAAGCTACACAGATTTATATTGGGTTTAACAGATAGAAAGAGGGAGGTTGACCATATAAACGGAGACTCATTAGATAATAGATTGTCCAACCTTAGAGAATGTACTCATGCAGATAACTGCAAGAACATTGGCAAAAGGAAAGATAGCACATCTCCATATAAAGGAGTACAATATTTCAAAAAGAGTGGACTGAAAAGATGGAGAGCGAACATTTCCTCTAACGGAAAGAGATACATGCTCGGTCTGTTCTCTAATCCAGAAGATGCTGCTAGGGCATATAATGAAAAATCAAAAGAGTTTCATGGAGTGTTTTCAAGACAGAATATTATTTGCAAAGGTTAGTTCTAGGACGATAGACAAGAACGCACCATTTATAAAAGGTTTTATTATATGAAGAAAATAAAAGTATGGATAAATAAAGCTAATAACATATTTGAATACGCTTTGGTTGACAATTATGATTATGACAAATTATCTGAACATATTTGGAGAGTTAATAACGCTGGATACGCCAGCAGAAGAATAACTGCACATGAATTAAAATACGATAAAGAACATCCTCATAAAAAAATTCTTATGCATAGAGAGATTAAGGGTTTTCCAAGCAAACCAGTAGACCATATAAATAGAAATAAGTTAGACAACAGAAAATCAAATCTTAGAGTTTGTAGTAACCGAGTTAATTGTTTTAACACTCCTACTAGAGTTTGCACATCTATGTTTAGAGGGGTATTTTATGCAAAAGGCGGAAAACTTAAAAATAGATGGACCGCTCAGATAAATATCTCTGAAAATAAAAGAAAACATTTAGGGTTTTTTGAAACAGAGATTGAGGCGGCAGAGGCATACAATAATATGGCTATTAATTTGTTAGGTAAAAATGCTAATATCAATGTTATTTGAACAAAGTAATTGGAAACGTGGGTATATAACTAGAAGAGTGTTAAAACGTAATGATTTTATAGGATTTATAATATGACACCGAGAAAAAAGGCGATAGAACTTGCAAAAAAAGTAGCAAAAAAAAGAGATAACTATATCTGTCAAAAGCATGGCGAGTCTTGTGTTGGCCAAATGCATGGCAGTCACATCATACCAGTTGGTGCTGGAGGAATAATCGCTGCTGATCCTGACAACATCATAACTTTATGCGCCTCTGCTCACAAATTGGCGGGGGATAGTTGGCACGAGGCGCCTAAAGAACAAGATTGGTTTGATATTAAATTTCCCGGCCGTTACGCTAGGCTAAAAGCCAAGCATGAAAATCGACCAATCAAGAAGTATGAATGGCTAGAAAAGGTAAAAGAACTAACCCAGCAATTAAAAGATATGGATTGACAAATTTTAAAAGGTATATATGATACTTAGTATATAGGAGGGCGGATGGAATTTGATAAAGATATTAGTTTTAAAACAAACGTACAAAGAGTTCTAGCCGAATCAAAAAAAGATTCTACAGAACTAGCAACAATGGGTAAAGGTAGAGTAATGTATTGTCCTAAATGCAAACTCTATACTAACCATTTATTTTTGCGTTTAGACGACTCAATTGGAAAGCAAGCAATTGGATATTCTTGCCGCGTTTGTTCGTCTACAACGGCTGCGATGGAAAGAAACAAGTTCACTGGAGAAGTGCTAAAAAGATATGTAGCACCCGGATTTAAGATATAATTTTTCAGGGGGTAAGAGAGTCACCCCTCCCTCTCTTGCCCGCTAAAGAACTAAATTATAGGAGTATATGTTTCAAGATTTGCTGCGTGACAATATAGAGACAATTGATCTTAAGGATAAGAAACTTTTAGAACTTGTAAAAGCAGACGCAATCAAGGGACTAGAGGATCTTTATCATTTTGATAAATATATTCTTGGGTACAAAGAGATGGAAGAACAACCGCACAAAGATTTGTGCGATTTTATGTATACTGGCAAGAAAAAGAAGCTCATAATGATGCCCAGAGGATCTTTTAAGAGTTCTTGTATTACAATTGGATTCTCTCTTCATAATATTATTTTGAACCCAAACATAAGAATTTTAATCGCATCAGAGAAACTAGCAAATGCTGGTAAGTTTTTGTCAGAAATAAAGGGTCATATTGAAAGAAATGATTATTTTCGTTTATGCTACGGCAAAATGGACAACAAAAAAGACGAAGGATCATGGAACAACAACGAGATAACTGTCGCCACCAGAACCAAAAATATGAAAGAGCCAACCATATCTACCGCTGGTATAGACGTTACCAAGGTTGGAATGCATTACGACATGATTATCGTTGATGACCCAGTTTCTCAGGGTAATGTAACCAATAAAGAACAAATCGAAAAGGTATTTAATTGGTATCGACTTCTTCTTTCTCTTTTGGAACCAAATGGCAGGTTGATCATAATCGGCACAAGATGGTCATTTGCTGACCTTTATGGAACTCTTCAAGAAGAACCACATAAAGATATGTTTGATATTTATATTAAACAGGCTGAATATTACAACGAAAAAGGTGAACTAGAATATTTATTCCCGACCAGATTAACAAAAGAGTTTTTGAATGAACAGAAGCGCATTCAGGGATCATATGTTTTTTCATGCCAGTACCAGAATGTAGCTATCGCCGCTGAGGATGCAACATTTAAATCCGAGTGGTTTCGTTACTATATAGAGAACGACCTAAAAGACAAGGACCTTGCCAAGTTCATGTGCGTTGATCCGGCTATATCGCTAGAAGAATCAGCTGACTTTACTGTTTTTATCATTGTGGGTATTGACCAATTTAATAACATGTATATATTGCATATTGATAGAGGCAAATACATGCCGAATGAGATTGTCAATAGGTTTTTAAAGTATGCCAAACAATATGGAACGCTAGATAATGGACTTGAGACCATTGCGTTTCAAAAAACTTTAAAGTACCAACTAAACGACAAGATGCGAGAGACAAATGACTTCATCCAGATTTCGGAACTCAAGAACAATCGTGTTAATTCAAAGGAGTTGAGAATACGAGGACTCCAGCCAAGATATGAGCAAGGAACAATTTATCATTTAAAAAATGATTTAATGTCGGCAGAACTAGAATACGAGTTGATGTGTTTTCCAAAAGCAAAGCATGACGACATGGCAGACTGCCTAGCCTCCTGCCTGGAGATTATATACGCGCCGAACGACTCAACAAGAAGAAATACGAAAAAAAAGAAGAAGAAAAAATATATTTGTAATAGAACTAAGTGGTAAAGGACTTTATGGACAAAACCAACAAAGAGTACGTAGAAGATTACAAGAAACAGGAGATATCGGAAGAACGAATTAACCCTACAGAAGAAGAAGAAGCTTTGGCTAGACAAACGTATGCTCGTTTTGACGAACTAAAAAGAGCCAAGATGGATGTTGCTGGTCAAAATATCGAGGATATTTGGGATCAGAATGAAAAGAACTTAATTAGTTATACCGGAGACAACCCAGATGGTGACGAACGTTCAAATTTGTTCATTCCTTTGACCCATGCAACCATTGATACCATTCTTTCCGAGTGGATAAGACAGCACTCAAATGGTAGGGTTGCTCCATCAGACGACCCAGAAGATGAACCAAAAGCAGAAATTATGCAGTTCTGTATTGAGTATATTGCGAAAAAGAACAATCTTGAAAAAGTAGATATGGACACCCATTATGATACTGTGGGTGCTATTGGAAATGGTATTCAGAAAATCTACTACAAGGTTGGCAAAAGAAAAATACGAACAATTTCCAAGGTAAATAAGGACGGAACAAAAGAATACACCGAAACCATTAAGAAAGATTTTGATGACATTTGTATTGAAAGAGTTGACTGCAGAATGTTTTATCCAGATAGTTCCGCCAAAGAAGCAGACTTTTCTGATATGAACGATTGCATGGAAAGAAAAATAATTAACTATTCTAACTTCGAAATAGAATATGAAGAGTATGAGAATACAAAATATGTCAAGCGTGGTGGAGACACACTTACAAACGAGTTCTTCAAAAAACCCTCTGATATGGACGACGAAGACGTTGAGGTTCTAATTTGGCACAACAAGAGAAGCGACTTCAGACGAATCGTTGCTAACGGTATTTTTTTGGATGACCGACCACTTCCAGACGACCACAAAGAACTTCCATTCGTCGGAACATACGACACCAAAAGAGGGTCAAACCAATTCTGGAATATGTCAACAGTTGAGATAATGACATCACTTCAGGACGAAATAAATACTAACCGAAATATTGTTAGTGATGGACAAAAACTTTCCACTCTGAAAATGTACTGGGTTCCTAAAACAGGATCTCTAGAGGATGATGAACTCATTGCCGAGCCTGGTAAGTTCTATATGTATAATGGCGTTCAACCTCCGACAGCAATTGATATTGGCACTGATTTTACAGCTATGTATATGGCAGAGGATAGGCTTAAGGACGATATCACCACTTCAACAGGAGTAGATAGAAAGCCACAAAGCGAAGGTCCAAGTGAAACAGCTACCTCAGTTGCTGTTAAGAAGGAAGCAACCCTAAAGAGGATCGCCAAGAAGATTTACCAAAACCAAATTCTCTTGGAGAAACGACGAGGAGAACTTCTTATCCATCTTATTATGCAGTATTACGGAACTTCCAAGTTCGAGAAGATTGCCGGGAAGGAAAAGATCAAAGAATACCAAAACAAGGAAGGTTATAAGACAACAGAAGATGGTGTATACAAGAAGATCGGAAAAAAAATAAGGATTGATAATAAGGACGTTAAAATAAAACCACAAATGAACGGTAATGAGGTTACCGGGATGTCTTTGGACATTCGAGAGAAAAAAGGATACTCATTCTTTAACGTAACCCCAGAGCTTATAAAAGGTAAATATGATTACGTTATCATCCCAGATGTAGATATTCCGATCACAAAGGCTCAAGAAATAGAATTATCATCTCAACTATATGATAGGCTTATTGGAAATCCATTAATTGGTTCTCCAGATGGAAAAATGTATGTTGCTGATGCCTCCGGTCAACTGGTTGCTAAACCAATGCCAAAAGGCATCATAAAGCTCACAGAGAACATTTTAAAGAAGCATGGCTATAACATACAAGATTTCCTTCCAGATGAGACTACAGCCGATCCTATGCTTGAACAGGCTATGAAAGAGAATATGATGATAATGAAGGGCGAAGTATTTGGTCCGACTCCATTAGCATCACCAGAACACACTCAGGTCCACAGTAGTTGGGTAGACCAAAATGTAGACCAGTCTATGCCAGATTTAATGCAGGTATTCAACGAACACATAATGGGAGAGTTAGAATTTCAAAAAAGAATTGCTCAAGAACAAAAAATAAATTCGTATACAGGAGGACAAAAAGCTAATGGACCCCAACAAACTCAACAAATATGAACTAGAGGCAATTAGTGTTTTCTCAAACTCTCCGGCCTACAAAGTGATTAAAAAGTATTTGGAGAGAGAAGAGTTATTAATTCATGAAGCATCCCATAATGCGCAAGACATCTTTATTGAGAGTAAAATGGGAGATACTACTCACGTAATGAAAAAGACGAGAATCCAACAAATAGATGAAAATGTTGGTAGAACAATTCAGATTCATAACTTTTCATCGTTTATAAATCTTTGTTGTAAAAGATTAAATAAACTTTCAGAGAAAGAAAAATAGTTACTAGTTGACAATTTTTTATTAACAAATATATTAAGGAGCAACAATGGACAAAATTGACCCTTCATCCGAAGGTAACTCAAAAGTAGAAGTCCCAGCGAACGAAGCTGGCAACACTCAGAATACAGAAGATAAGCAAGAAGATTTAAGCCTAGAGGAGAGCACGTACAAGTTAAGGTACGGTAATTCCACTAAGGAAAATCAAAAGCTCATGGCTCAACTGAACCTAGCGAAAAAGAAACTTGGCCTATCTGAATCTGACGAACTAACCGAAGAAGAAGAAAAGGCTGTAGAAGAAGAAGCTAAAGAAGAAGAGAAGAATGAAAAGAGCGCACCTGTTGAGGAATCAGAAGAAGTTGAAACAGACGATGATTCTGATGAAGAGGAAGAGAAAAAGGTAGTAAGTGATAATCAGTCTCCTTATGATTATCAGTCTATAGGCGAGAAAGGCGAAGAAGCCGCTGTAGATATCATTTGGGATAACTTTGTCGAAAGACATCCTGATATAGAATCTAATTCTAAGTTAAGGGAAGGACTAATTCTTGAAACAAAGAGATTTAGATCTGACGCACTTGGAAACAGAGTTCCACTAAAAAAGGCACTCGATGATGCATATTTCTGGGTAAACAGAGACAACGTTATTAAAAAGGCTAAGATTGAGGCAAAAGACGAGGGTATAATCGAAGCCACCAAAAATAAGGACGGAGAAATTAAACAAACATCATCTAAGTCTATCTCCGTTAAAAATAAGTTACGACTATCCGACAAGGAAATAGAAATAGCCAAGAGAATGGGCATTTCCGAAGAAGATTATATTAAAAATAAAGTCGTATACGAAGATGATGAGGAATAAATTATAAGGAGTTAAAATGGCTTACTTTCAATACAGAGGCCAGCTAACAGGCGGAGACGTCCCTGCTAAAGTTACTTTACCAATCCTAGGCAGTCAAACAATTACTGTCGGTGGAGCTGTTAAAATAACTGGCGGTTATGTTGCTGCTGGTACTGCTGGAACTAAAATGTTGGGTATCTGTGTAGGTTTGGTTGACAAGAATGGAATTGATCTTGCTAACACAAAACAGGCACTAGACGGTACTTATACACCAGGTGCAATCGGAACAGAGGCTTATGCCGCTGCTTCTGACAACGTTACTGATCAAATGATCAAGGCTGTTGTTATTATCGATAAAGATGCGGTTTTCATGAATGATACTGCAGATACTTCGATTGACCCTGCTAATATGTACGGATTTTATAACCTCACCAGTGCAACTCAGCTTGCTGATTTCACTGCTGGACAAGTCGCTGGGCAAATGCAGCTGGTCGGACTTGATCCTGACGGAGATGCTGATGCATCAAAAGGTTTATTCAGAATAGCTGAAAGCGTACTAGACGCTTATACACAATGCTAATTAGCATTTAGAAAGGAACACAATGGCTAGAAGAAGTGGATTCGGAGATTTGCTTGAACCAGGATTACGAAAAATCTTTTTTGATAATTACAATCAAGTCCCACAAATTTATAAAAGTGTTTTTAATGTTTTAACTTCAACAAAACAGGACGAAACCGATTCAGGTGTTAGTGGATTCGGTATTTTCAACGAACAATCTGAAGGTGGAAGTCTTACTTACGAAGATCCAATTCAGCTTTACGACGTAAGTTATGTTCATAAAAAGTATTCAAAGGGCTTCAAAGTTACTGAAGAACTTTATGAAGATGACCAATACAACGTTATTAACAGAATGCCTAAGAACTTGGGTACTGCTGCTAATAGAACCGTTGAAACTGTTGCTGCTGATATTTTGAATAACTCAAGAGTTACTACTTATACAACTGGTGGAGACGGAAAAGCACTTGTTGCTACTGATCATCCACGAGCTGATGGTGGAACTGCTATTTCAAATAGCGATACATATGCACTTGATGAGGCATCTTTAAAGACTGCTAAACTTGCTATGCGAGCTACTTTGGATGATAAAGGACAATTGATCGCTGTTAACCCAAACAAATTGATTATCCCACCTGCGCTTGAAGACACAGCAAATGTTCTTTTGAACTCAACTGGACGACCTTATGATGGAACAACTATTTACCGAAATGACGTTAACGTAAACAAAGGTAAATTTGAAATCATCGTTTGGGACTATCTTTCAGCTGCCGCTGGTGGATCTGATGCTTATTGGTACTTGATGGATTCTAACCTTCAAGAACTTACATTCTTCTGGAGAAAAGCTCTTACCTTTGAACAGGATGAGTCATTTAATACTGACGAGTCTCTTTACAAGGCTAAAATGCGTTTCTCTGCTGGATTCTCCAACTGGAGAGGCTTTTACGGATCTACTGGAGCATCATAATAAGATAGGTGCTATACTTTCCCTCTTAGGGGGGAAAGTTACTAACTATTTTATAAACGTGTTAAGGAGGAGAATGAATAAACGACCAATGTGCGGGCCTAAAGCCGGTGGTACGGTTTGGAAGCAAATGATAACTCGCGATATAAAAAGAAATAACCTTGAAAAAGCTAGAAAGGTGAAAGAGGAATTGAGAAACAGAAAAGAAATAGATGTAATAGACAATAAATAACATAAGGAGAACGATGACAATCCATTCTGATGAGAACGCGCTAAAAGCCGCTTTAGTGGCAGATGCTAAAACAGCAAAGTTAGTTAGTGGGACATGGACAGTTGCCACAACGGCTAGTATCGATATTCCCGTGACTGCTATAGGTTTCAGAATATATCCTACAAGTAACTCTATTAGGTTTGCCGTAGGGGAAGCACCAGTTGCAGCCGGATCTGGATCATTAACTGCTGGTGGAATCGCCAAAAATGATATGTGGGAAACAAGACTACTCGTAGATGGAGAGGGACGAACACTACAACTTCTTTCTACTGCCAGCACAGTTGTTGAAGTGGAGATTTTTTAGTAAAAACAGATAAAAGTATAGGAGAAAAATGCAGAGAGTAGCCGCTGGTTTATTTTTTAAAACTTCCATTATCGGGGCGTTAAGGGATTTGGGTTACTTGTTTACTCCTAAGCGTTTAAATCCTTCTGCTTATTTGTTGTCCTATGGATCTAAAACAAATACCTCTGCCCACTTTGCTTCGGCTAATAAAGAATACTTAACTATCCCTTCCAACTCTTCACTTCAGACTGGGGATATTGACTTTGAGATTGGGGGGTGGGTTAGGTTGGATAGTTTGACGGCAAATGAAACATTGATGAATAAGCAGGCGTCAACACAGTGGGAATATATTTTGCGTGTGTATGCTAATGGTAGCGTTGTATTTCATGTTTCAAATAATGGAAATGATTTAACCCCCATTAGCACATCGGCTTCGGTTGTTTCAATAAATAATTGGTATTTTATACGTGCATATCATGATTCTACAAATAATAAACTTGGTTTGCAGGTAAATAGTAATCTTATTACGCTTGATTATACACAAGGGGTATATTCATATAATTCTCCTGTTCAGTTTGGTAGTTGGACATCGGCAAGTGGTAGGTATGATTATCTCAACGGTCGTTTAGATAGTTGGTACTTCCAAAAGAGAATATCGACTACTGCTGAAGCTACTGCTTTGTATAATGCTGGAGCAGGTAGAACATACAATGACTTAACGGCTGCTAATGGACTAGATACCTTTAAAGCAGGTCTTACTTCTTGGTGGGACTTTAATGAAGAGGGTGGTACTAGATATGATAGTAAG